CATTCATTGTGGGGAAAAATTCATGCAATTCGAATCGGTTACAAATTGTAACCAACTCCGATACGGTTGTAGTTCTGAAGGCGAGAATTGATACGATTCAAAAGGAACGAATTAAATTAAAGACGATTTATGAAAAGCAAGTTGATACTATTTATTTGTATGATTCTATTGCCATTGATAGTGCATACACAAAGGCAATACAAAAGCTACGCGATTACGAGCGCGCTGGATTCTTTGAGTGAAGAAAAACGATTAGTCGTGTTGGGAATTACCAGGATGGAATATCTGAATGCAGATAATAAAAAGTTAAGTCAAGAAAATCAGGCACTAACCAAGATAAATGAGATTAATGTGTCATATATTGCACAAATTGAGCGCGAATTGACCGATATAAGACAAGTTAATGACCGAAACATCGAAGCAAAAAAAAAGTGGCGCAGAGCCACTCTTTATTCGGTTGGTCTTAATGTTACTTTTTTAGCTTCATTAATCGTTTTAAGTAGATAGCAAAATCCAACGCTTCCTCGTAAGCATGATTTAACCATTCTTGTTCGCTTAAATTAGCTTTGTCAACCGTTACTCCGTACTTCATTCTTCCCATCTTTTCACGCGCAATTAGATCGGTTATTACTTCCTTGTATGTTTCACTTTGGCAGTGTTCAAAGTCATGTGTTATATTCATTTTACTTGTAATTTAGGTTGAACATCTTTTTGTTTACGGATGTATTCGGTTAGTTCGGTAAGCATCCAATAGCCATACGTTGACATTTCATAAGTAAAGTCATCAATCTGTTGAGTGATGTCGGGCAGTATTGCGTCATCTGCGTTCCACAACGCGGTTATTGTCTTGCCGTGTTCACGCTGGATGCTGTCGTTTAGTCGTTTCAATAACATCTTCGTTTGATGATTGTAAAACCATTTAATTGATTCGCATTCGTCACCTGCGTAGATGGATGCTTGTAACCACATTAACAGATTCAACACTTTTACCTTTTCTAATTCATCTTTTGTAATTTCAGTTTTCATCTTGACCTCCGTATGTTTCGTTGTAATATTTTCTTGGAGTTGGTACTTCTACATCATTCTCATAATTACAATGAGCAATTTCATATTTCTGCCATTGCTCTCTACCCGATGTGTATGATTTCTCAATCTGCTCTCGTTCCATTTCTTTTGCTTTTTGAAATACCTCATTCCATTCTTCAGTACTTTTAGCTTGTAATAATGAATCATTTTTTATCTCTTCAATAAGATACTGCACTGCTGTCTGTTTTTTGTCGCTCATATTTTCATTTTTTTGATTATCAAAAGAGTTTGTGTGTCACCAATTATTGACACTAAATTGAGTTTGCTGTCCATTTATAGTTCATCATTAATCTCTTGGGAAATTAATTTGAGTGCGTATTTAGCACCTGCCATAAACGCGAAGTATGATTCTCCACTCATTCCATCTCCACCGAATGCAGCGTAGTATTCGGCTTCTAGTTTAATCATTTCATTTAGTTTCATTTTGTTTTTGTTTTAGATTTCAAATATATTAAATAAATTTAACCAAAGGCATATTTGCCAAAATTCTTTTTCAGTTCGTAAAACGCTCTCATCATTATCGCATCTGCGAAGTCGGGAGATATACCATATTTCTTCTGCAATGTTTCCTTATTGGTAACTCGTAATTTTCCATCGCTATCAATTTTTTCCCTGCGTATCATTTCGAGTTCTTTGATAATGGTATCTTTATGAGTTGATTCAAAAGTAATCGCGTTGGTCGTTATCAGTTCACCTAACTTAAAATAACAATCTGCTTTGAGATTCATGTAATTATCGCGCACAGCTTTTGAGCCATTTAAAAATCCTTTGCATTTCATGAAGTCAACCACTCCACCGCCAATACCATCTTCATCACATAATACATTCGACAACCTAACACCATTAGATTCGGACAACTGGCGAATGGTATCAACCACTTCATTTATTGGTTTGTGTTTTAAGACAATAAATTTCTCCGCGTGTAATCCATTCCACAACACAATTACGGTTCTATCATTCCCCATCCGCGCAATATCCGCAGTGATGAATTTATCCTGGCTAATTGTTGATGGCATTCTAAAACATCGGAGTAAATCATCGTATTCGTAAATGCGGTCTTTCGTTTCGTCATAATCCCAATCACCCTCCAACAATCTTTTGCGGTCAATGATTGGTAGCATTTGCAATGATTCGAGATATACCTCTGAAACGTGGGGGTTATCCGTTGGCAATGCTTGTATAAATCGCCTATCTTTTCTTATTGTTCCATTCCTTTGCGCATCGAAGAACTCATTGTATAACCATCCTTTGTGTGGGTTACAAGTCATGAGTAGTTTTGGTTTGTCGTTGATTAACTTGTAACGCAATCGCGAGGAAAGTATATCAATACATTTTTGGCTTACCTCTCCAGCTTCATCAACAAACGCATCCGTTAATTCTATCGAACCAAATCTTTGAAATTCGGGATCACTTGGAAGGTCGGCTAAATCCATTAAGATTATTTGACTACCGTTGTAGAATTTGACAACGTGGTCTTGGCCGTTGTATGTCCAATGTTTATCTGGGTTCAATCCGTACATGGAGCATAACTCAAAGAAGGTAGCCATAGTTGAAAGGCGCAGTTTTTTAAGTTCAGAACGACCAATTAATCCGCGCGTTCCGGGATATTTCAATCGTCTTTTTATTTGCCAATCACAACCGAGAAAACTTTTTCCGCTTCCTGCAGCACCGCCATATAACACCTGCCACTTATCCGAATCAATGGATAAGTGAGCAAGTGCCTCTTTTTGTTTATCGTGAAATTGAATCATTAAAACAATGTTTCTACGATTGTATTTTTAAATCTAGTATCTGCTTCTTTTAAATTTAGAATAGCTTGTTTATAATATGAATCTTTTAATTCAATACCTATGGCTTTTCGACCTAAAGAAACAGGACTATATACTTCGCTACCAACTCCCATAAAAGGCGTTAATACTACTTCATTTGGATTTGAATACATTTCTACTAATCTATCTATTACATCGAGTTGCAATGGGTGAACATGCTTTTCATCATCTTCTTCTTTTGAATCTCGGAATGGTAAAACATTATCTATTCTTATATCATCCCATACTGATGATGCGTAACGTTGCCAAATGTAATGAGATAATTTGTTAGTCTTTGGATCTTCATGATTTGAATATTTAGTATTCAATAAATTCCAAAGCTCCAACTCATTTAAATCTGAATTATTCGCATTATTCCAAGCCTTTAAAATATTAGGTAAAATTGGAGTTTCACCAAAGTATTTTTCCAATCCATTTGGATGGGTAACTGGAACTTTGTTTTCTCCTTTTTTTGTAAATATTAATACATAATCTGGCATAGCTGTAAAACATTTAGTAGAATCTTCAACTATGAATTTATGCATTAAAGATTGAACCATAGTTCTCATTCTAACCTTTAAAGGTTCTTTCCATATAGTAATTCTATTTCTATATTCAAAATCATACTTCTTATGTATTCTAATTATTTCGTTTGGAAAGTCCCATAATCTAGACGTATTATCAAATACATCAGTACAATGAACAGCAGTTATACGCCCATCTTTTGTTATTCGAGAAATTTCAGATACTAAAAATTCGTATTGCTCTAAAAATTGTTCTTTACTTTCGCAGTTGCTAAAATCATTTGGACTACTTGAATAATTGTACAATCCTGCAAAGGGTGGAGAATAGATTGATAAATCTATACTTTTGTCATCAAGAGATGGCAATACTAACATACAATCACTATTATATATAGCGTAATTTTCTGTAACTGTTTGATCTTTTACTTTGTTTTCCATTTTTTTAAAATTTAGGTTTTATTATTTGTTTATTAAATTCCTTTACATTGTTTACAAAAGATTGATTTACTGACTTTGTTAAATTGTCATATAACTCAATAGCCTTTTTTGTTTTTTGTTCTAATGCTTCCGTAACTCTAGTTTGACCATCAGATAAAACCATATCAATAATTACATCATTTTTTTGACCAAACCTCCAGAATCTTCTAATAGCTTGGTAATATTGCTCATAAGACCAAGTTGGAAAAAATACTGAGTGATTACAGTGCTGCCAATTTAAACCCATTCCAGTCATTTTAGCTTTAGTTATTATTCTTTCAATGTTTCCATTAGCAAAATTTATAAGTATATCTTCTTTTTTATCTATTGACATTGAACCTATAATCTCTAAAGCGTCTTTATCTAGATCCTTTAAATATGCACTTTCCTGATTTGTATTGCACCAATATACAGAAGTTTTATCTGATGCTAATTCTACAGCCTTTTCACATCTTTTAAGCTCAGTTTGTTTTTGTTCATATCTAACCTCTGTCATTGACTTAGCTATAGGTGTAAACATTTGAATCTGACCATTTATATCTATTAAAGATTGGTTTTCTACAATATGTTTATTAACTACTAAATTAGGTAATTCATATAAGTCATTTGAAAATCCTATATCACTAGGCATTTTAACCATCATAGACCATTGATTAACCCAAGCAAAAAAATCTTTTTCAGCATGAGGTTTTAAATAAAATTTTTCACCTATGTTTCTATTATTAGAATCTACTGAGTTTTGATTATTTTTAAAAAACTTGGTTAACATATCCATATAACCCATATATCCTAAAGCTTCTGAGCTAGTTCCTAATTCTATAAAATCATTTGGAGATGGTGTAGCAGTAGATAAAAATCTATAAGGCATTTTTTTTATGAATGCATTTATCTGGTTTTTTATTTTTCCATCGAAATTTTTTAAAATACTGCTTTCATCTAAAATACATCCTATAAAATCATTTGAATCTAAATAGTGTAATCGTTCATAATTGCATATAATTATTTTGCCATTTAGCTCTCCTTTAATAGTTTGATAAACATCTTCAATACCTATTTTTCCAGCTTCATTAATAAATTGAAACCCAACTGCTAAAGGAGTTAAAATTAAAACTCTTTTATTAGTATGATTAACAATGTTTTTAGCTATAGATAATTGAATTAATGTTTTACCTAATCCAGTATCAGCAAAAATTGCCATTCTACCCTTTAATACTGATCGTTCTATAATAGCTTTTTGAAAATCAAAAGCCATAGATGGGAAGTAATTTGGTTCAAATCCAAAATTACCGAGTAAATGTTTTTTAGATTCTAAAAATTCCGTGTAGTTCATTTGTTCATTTGTTTTTGCCAATATAAAATAAATTTATTTATTTACAATTTTTGAATTATTCGTTGTTGTAAAATCGTGCTGTCCATGATGTCCGCGTATAACCTGCGCATCAACTCTTTTTGAACTGATTGATTGAACGATAGTTTTTCATCCTTGTTCATGCGCTCCAATCGTGTTTTGGTTAGATGCAAATCTTCAATCACTTGGAATCGTGCAGCGAACTTCCATTGTTTCCACTGTTCATCTGTCCAGCAGTCATCATTGATAGCTTCGAGTTCGTAAAATTTAGCAATGAAGTTAGGCGCAAGAATCATTACCGTTGTCCGTTGATTGTCCTTCCATCTCTGTATGTCAGTTGTGAACATCTCCTTCCAATTGATTGGCTCGTTGTATTCGGCAATGGGTGTTTCCATTTTCGTTTTCTTTTTCTCTAATGCAATGTTCATTTGGTTACGGACATTCGTGTAGTTTTTTAGAACATCGGATTGGAACTGGATAGTTATCATGCCATAGTTTTCAACGCGTGGAAATTCAACACCTGCCGCATTCATTTCAAATGCCAATGCATATTCACCAATTGTTGTATATGCGTAGTAATGGATGACGTTAGTAAATAGCATTTGCGTTTCTTCGCTGGATGGCAGTTGTTTTATTCCACTGATTACAACCGTTCGCGCAATTAATGATTTGAACATTTGTAATGTGATGTCGCACAACCTCACCTGTTCCTTTGCTTCGAGATATGCGCGTTCATTCGGAGTCAATCCAGCTTTGTAATTCAGACCTTTGTATTCGACCAATTGTTTCATTGTTTTGTTTTTTATTAGTTATAAATTCATGTAATTTCCAAGCCGATCGCATCGCTGCTTTCCAGTCCTTCATCTTTTTCTTTCCATAATACCAATTAGTATTCGTGTAATGGCTGATAAAGATGTCAGCGAAGTTAAGAGCATCTTCAGTTTGAGCATTTGGCACACGTTCGATGAAGTATTCAGCAACTTGCTCAAGTGTTGGTGGTGTGAATCTGTTGTTGTCGTTTTGTTTCTTTTGGAGTAAGTAGTCGAGTTTTATGTGCAATTCGCGCACCTCTCTCAAGATTTCCGTAAGTTCGTTCATGTTTCCATTTTTTTGTAGTTAGTATGTCATCAAATATATAAATTTTTTTACTATTCAATATGCGGATTACTTCATTTATTTTTTTCTGAAACTTTTTATCCGTAGCAACCAGCGCATCAAATGCCTTCATGTTGTGAATCATCGTTGCGTGATGGCGATTTAGATGGCTTCCCATTTTGGCAAAACTCCAATCCGTTCCCATGCGCAAGAATGTTGTATAAATAATTCGAGCATCATTGAACTCTCGATAACGAGCGCGACAAAACAATTCATGTGGTGCAATTTTACAGACGTTGCAAACTGCTTGTAAAATCTCATTCGTTAATTCATCACCATCTGGTCGCACCATCTTTTCCTTATCGTATTTGATGATCTCGGTTAGCGTTGAAGCGTTTGGATTTGTCACGATGTCATGCAGCAAATCGAATGCGATGGGAGATTGTATCATGTTCATTTTTAATTTGTCGTATGCGTTCAGTAAATACTTATTCATCACCTTCGTTTTTAATTGTTATTACGCTGCTGTTTATTGCCATCTGAACGATTATCTTAATGTCGATGTTCAGTTCATCGGAAATCTTTTGAATGTCGATTAATCGCATATACACTGGGTAATTGACATATCGCCAGGCGGTAGGGTAACTCACCCCGATAACCCGCCCAAATTTGAGCGTGTTACCGAAGTGGTTTTTAATTAGTTGTTGAAAATCTGTTTTCATTCTATTTGCAATTGTAATGTGCTTATCCATTCGTTTGGTATTCAGAAAGGAAGGTCATCGTTAGCATCTGATTTTCTATCATTTAACGCATTATCAACTGCGTCTTGGTTCGCTTGTTGGCCTGTGGTTAAATAATGCTCGAAGTACAATGCGCAGTTCACATATTTGTAAGGTTCTTCCCCTGCTCCAATGGCATCAACCGCAGCTTTGAGCGCAACCGCTCTCGCGATTTCCGCTTTGTCTTGAGGAGATTTTTGGAATGATCCACCACCTCCAAATGATTTGGCAGGTGCGCCAGCTTCACCAATGAATTTGATGGATGGTGTTTTGCCATTGCCACCGATTTCATACTGATACTCCTTTCCAATTTCAAAACGGCAACTGCCTTTTGCATAGTTGTTACCTGCATCACCATTCTCGAATGATACTTCGAAGACATTCATGTCCTTGAATTGTCCATTAGGTTGGACACCCCTTACTTTACTTGTTTTCATCTTTTTTTGGTTTTTAAGTGTATAACTGTTTTTTGCTATTTCAATATCTCTTTGCATATGAAATTCGTCCAACTTGTTTTCGGTTGAATCTTTGGCCACCAATATAGGTTGGCCATCTTCATCTTTAATCCAAGGCATTATTTCTGATAGGTTTTTTCTGTTAGTAGTTCCTCCATCCTTTGTAGTGGAGTTCTGTTAGTTCCTGCAGCTATATGCTGCGCTATTTGGTTGTAGTCAAGCTGCTCAGCTGGATAGCTTGCTGACTGTACACAGATGTACTTTTTGGGGTAGGTTAGATTGAGTTTCATAGTGATTCATTTTTTATTTCACTGATCAACTTATATGAATAAAGTTCCTCGAAAGTATTGATAAGCCGATTTTGAAACACTTCACCTGTGTAATTTTGCTGAAATTTGTCAAATGCAACTTGTAATATTGACAACTCCATGCTGGTCAGTTCCAACTTCCAAACTTTTTTTTCCTGTTCCATGTTCTTAAATTATTTGAAAGATGAATATTTCAGTTGAACAAGGGCTGTTTTCGCCATCATGAGCATAAGCCCATCCATCTGCATCGTAACCGTAGGTTAAACCCATTTCCGATGCCTTATCCAATACATAGCGATTGGCCATTGTTAATGAATCATAATTGCGCACCTCTGCGTTGATTCCTTCTTTGATGTGTACTTGATACATTGTTTCCATTTTGTTTTGTTTTTTTAGTTAGTTATTAATTACATGAATATCGGAGCCATTGAATAAGAACCCATTGCCATGACATACTCATTGCCATCGAATCCTACTTTTACTTTTTTGCGTACGATGTTTTTTTCACCTTGAACTTTTAAGGTTACAAAATCACCTTTACGATCTAACACTTGCGCAGTGACTACCAAATTGGCATCACCGATGAATGTTGCGCTGATTGTTGTGTTTGCTTTGATTGTTTTCATTGTCTTTTGTTTTTTGTTTATCTTTGATTTGTGTTTGCAAATATATGTAAAGTTATTTTGATAAAACAAGAAAAAAATGAAGAAATTTGTTAAAATTAATTTATTAAATGATAACTCATTGATTTCTAACGTAAAAAAATCATACAAAAAAACATATAAAAAGCCATTTAGCGGTGAAGCTGGAGTGCAAAAGGCGGTTATCGACTATTTGAAATACACTTATCCCCAAGCATTATACTGCGCTTCCGCAGGTGGGATAAGGACATCCATGAAACAAGCAATAAAAATGAAGGCAACTGGCTATGTGAAAGGAGTTCCCGACCTGCAAATCTTCGAACCAATGGGGAACTATCATGGGTTATTGATAGAGATTAAAGATATCAAAGGTGTGGTAAGCAAAGAGCAAAAGGAATGGATAAAGGAATTGAACGAAAGAGGATATTACGCTACATATAGTAAAGGATATGAAGCCACTATTCAAGTTATAAATGATTATTTCGCAGGTAAGATATAACCATTGGCGCAAGATAGCGTTATCATTAACCGCTAATAGCTTTGAAGCGGATGACCTTTTGCACGATACCATTGGCCGCATTCTCGAAAATAACCTGGATCACATCAAAGACATCGAAGCATACGTTGCTCATGCCATTAGAATCGCTTATTATTCTAATCGTTCATCTTATCACAATCTTTATCGTAAGCATTCAGATTTGTATGCAGACATTACGGATGAGCATCTGCAAAACATGGCTGTTGAATCAGTGTGGATGGCTGATAGGTTAACCAATGAACAACTTGATATTTACATTAGTAGGTTGCCATTCTTCGAACGTGAAGTGTTTTACTTATATGCGCTAAACGATTTCAGTTATGATGAATTATCGAGAGAAACAGGAATACCAAAGAGCTATCTTTACCAAACGGTGAAAGCGGCAAAGGACGAATTAAGAAAATCAATTATACGATTATGAACACAATTATTGAAATGGCCAACAAACGAATGGCTATCTGTATTGAATGCCCAGCGTACAACGCGACAACGCGCACATGTGGTACACCACTCAACAAACTGAATCCACTCGGAGAAACAATGACATTGGATGGTGTGAAGTTTAAACCATGCGGTTGTTTCTTGGATGTCAAAACTAAAATGACGCTATCTGATTGTCCTGCGGGTAAGTGGGAGAAAGTTGTCGATGGTTCACTCATTCAGGATGCTCAAACGCTTCTATTCAATGCTCGGAAGAATGGTGCATTAAACAATGATGAGCGCATTACACTTGCGCGTTTAAAATCTTTGATGACTGGCCGCAATGAAAAGGTTACAAGCTGCGTGACGTGTGTTAACCAAACCATTGCTGAACTGAACAAACAATTGAAAAGGGAAGAAGTGCTACAAGTAGAGGAAGAACAACCCATTCAACCAAAGAAACGTGGAAGAAAACCAAGAAAATCTGAGTTATGATGACAGTGCTTCTTTTCTTTTTTATATGCTATTCAATGATAGGCTTATTACTTATTGGGTGGATGGGCTTAATGATCCGAAATCAAACATTACCTTTTTCTCGTAACAATTTCATAGGTCTAATTGTTACAGGAATTTTTTGGTTACCGATTTTAATTTATTCTTTGATTGTTAATAACGATAAATAGAACTCAACACAATTCAATTTATATTTGTTGTGTTGAGAGTAGATAGATATTTCCCCCTTTCATTTTAACTCTCAACAGGTTTTAATGATTGGGGGATTTTCTTTTAATGGCGGTGCGAATACGCTTGGTTAAAAGGAATACGCGTTACAAGGGGATGATGGCACAGCGCAGCGGTAGCATTAAGGACAAAGCCGCAAGACCATCACGAGAGCCGAATATCTCGTTAAAGTAGTGTCCAGGTCAAAGATCAACGGTGATGCTTTGAAACTTGAAAGCGAAAGGACTCATTCGACGGATTGAATGAACTTTTAAGCAAAGAGAGTGAATGACAACTGATGTTAAAGTCAGTTAGGATATTCTCATTCTCTTTATGCTCAGGATCTATTCTCGGGATTAATTATTATTAATTATATTTGTTATTATTAAAAAATCATTTATTATGAAAGGTAAATTAGAAAAAAGTAAATACAATCAATGGTGGGTTAGATTCAATGGTGGGGGATCATTGCAAATGATTGATGAATCAATTGATACATCATCTTTTGAAACTGCACAAGAAATTGAATTTGAACTTCATTTAGCATCAAATTCTGAATATACTAAAGATAGCGCGAATAAATATAGAGCCTTTCCAGTATGAATTACAAAGTAACTTTTTTTAGTGGTACAAATGATCATGAAACACAATTCGAAGTTAATGATGTCAAAACCATAGCATACGATAAAGACATGGTTATCTTTTTTGGAATGGATGACAAACCAAAATTCATTTTAAAGCAACCAAAATTTTTTATTAGTAAACTATGTTAATCATACCAGCACAAATCGAATCAATCAAATCACGAAAGGACAAAACAACGGCCATTGTGATTGGAACTAACGAGATTAGTCCATCAATCGCAGGTCAATTGTTCAATCTTCAATCATCGTTCGTTTATTGCGCTCTAAAAGAAGAGGAGTTCGCTACAAATGAGAAGGAGATAATAAACGATTTAAAAGCGGATTTTGAGATTGAAAAGAAAAGCAATGGTCAGAGGTTGAGGAATGTGTTTTACAAACTATATGAGCAAGATAACGAAGGATTTTTAACCTTTGTAAAATACTACGACCATAAGATGGAGCAATTAATAAACCACTTCAAATCAAAGTTAGAATTGTAAATATCAATAAGTTTTAATAAAATGCCATTTGAAAAAGGAAAATCGGGTAATCCAAATGGAAAGCCAGTAGGCGCAAAAGGTCAAATGACATTGCAATGGGAAGCGTTAGGCGATTCAATTACAGGACACCAAGCGGAACAATTCAACGCGTTCCTCGATAAGCTATGGAGTAGTCGTAACGATGAGGATAAAATGATTGCATCTGAACTTTATCTAAAGACATTGGAATACTTCAAACCGAAACAAGCAAGGACAGTTCACGCAGGCGATAATGACGCGCCTGTTAACATAATAATCTCTGATAAGTTATGAGAGCAATAATCGAATTTAATCTTGACGAACCAGCGGACATCGAAGAACACAAAAGGTTCACGAATCTCAACGCTGTTTATCTTGCGTTATGGGAGTTTGACCAAGAGATGCGTAGTACCATTAAGTATAATACGAAAGAGTATAATGGCGAACAATTGGATGCACTCGATAAGATGCGCGAAAAGTTCCATGAGATATTAAATGAGAATCAAATAAAAATTGACTGATGCCAATACCAAAAAAAGAAAAGGATGAATCAATACAGGACTTCATCGAAAGGTGCATGATTGATGATTTAATGAAGAATGAATACACAGACGAAAAACAACGCTATGCGGTGTGCGTAAATCAATTAGGATGGAAAATAACGAAGTAAACAACCCAGCACAATCAGCGTTCACAATTGCAGTTTTGTTTGGAATGTGGTTGCAACAACCTGCACAACGGAAGCGATTAGCCAAAACAAAAGTCACCGAACTTTACACCGAATGGATTACCGAACTTGCAAAGAGATATGAAGATTAAT